TTACTCCCAAAGGCGCCTCTATATCTTTTAGGGCTTTGGCTTCTGAGGTGATAATTGTGTCTAATCTACGCGAAATCCCCGCCTCTCCTTGAGGGGTTAGTGCTTTGAGTTGTTCTGGTTGTGCGACTTCAATCCTTTCTCTAACCCTTCCTGGAAGCTCTCCTGAAATTCTTCCTCTTCTTTCTCCGGGTCCTCTATCTCTAATGGGTCCTTCTTTAATTGTTGTTTTTTCTCTGCCATATTGTTTAATCTTATTATATTCTATTTGGTTAGATATTGCAAGTGTCTTTCCTGTTTTTGAAGCAACATCTATCGGATTTCTGAAATCTTCTGCATCAGTAATACTCCAATTATCGGCTAATTCTCTATTGTAAAAGAAACTTCTTTCGGGAGCACCTTCTGCCGCACGTATATATGCTTCGTTAACCCATCTTTGATGATTACTTTTTCTCCATATTTGTGAATCCCATGACCTATCTGCACTGATTGATATAAGGTTTATATCTATTTTAAACCCATGTTTTTTGAACCATCTGATTTTATTTTCCAATCTAATTTCGTTTCGTCCTACCGAGTCAAAATAAAGATCATATTTCTCGTTCTTCTCTCCGAGAATAGTTGTTTTACCGGATCCTGGTAATCCTATATTAAATCCCACTGCCCTATCTACTTTATTTTTTAACAAACGTCCCTTTTCCTCGCCGAGTTTTCTTGCGATATCTGAAGATTCTTGTTGAAATTGGTCTGATAGTGATGGTTTATATCCCGGAAGAAGGTCTTTTACCATATCTGCATTTATGTCCTTTCTATCAATAAGCTTTTTTATTATTTCTTCGTGGATTTCCAATCTTTCTTTTGAATACCTTTGGGCAGGGATTATTTCTGGCTTTACTTCTTTTACTCCCTTAAATGGTTGGTTGTAATTATCAGCAAAATTATCAAATGCTTTTTTGGCAATCCTTACGTCAGTTTCTTCGGTATTTGGTAAAATAATATCAACAACCCTTCCTCTTTCTTTTATTGTCAAACCAGCTTTTATAGCCGATTTTTTTATCTGCGAAGTAAGATTTTCTGGTTTTAAGATTATAGTCCATCCGTTTAATGCCGAATGGTATCCAGATGATAGTGTAACCATTTGACCTCCAACTGGGACATTTTCATTTAAAACTTTTACTATTTTAGCTACGGGTTCTTCAATTGGAATATCATAAACATTTACTAATTTGACATTTTTAGGAGTAATCTCTTTAACATTTTTATAATCAGGTAATTTTTCTACAGGTATTGATGTTTCTTCTCCTTTCGGTAATTGTATTCCCCATTCTTTAGCAAGATTCTTTGCTTCTTGGGCGAGGGGTTGGAGTTCTTGAGGTATTATGCCTTTTTCGGCTATCGGCGCCTTGGCGACCCCTTTCTGTAATGGTTTCCCAAACCCCACTGGCTCTACTGGTTCTTTGCCTGGAACTTTAACAAACCCTGCCTCTGGCCTTGCTTTTATTTCTGTTATGGTTTCTTCTATGTGTGTTCTCAGTTGATTAAACAATGGATGGCCTTCTCCTATCTCATTTTTTAAGGAATTCGCTATTTTCTCAGTATTGACGATCACAGAACCCGCTCCCGCCATTATAGTAGTCAGTAAAAACGTTTGCGGCGCTATCTCTTTGAATGCTTCAACCCAAGTTATTTTTCCTTCTCGTAATCCCGCCTCTACTTCTATATCCGATTGTCCTTTTTGGGTTATGGTCTCTGTGAGTAATTCTTCTCCATATAATCCGGTAATTTTAGCCAAAATATTCTTTGCCATTGATTTGCCAACTATCTTTTCTAATGGAGCAGTTAATATAGAAATAAAACCTAAATTGCTTATTGCCTCTGGCACCGCTTCCCATAGACCGTATTTCATCGCTTCGTATCCAAATGAATCTTTCAATTGTTTTTCTTCTTCTATGTTTAATCCTTCGCCAGTTCTTGCTATTTTTTCTTCGTTTTTCAGTTCCAGATATTGTTGCATTATCTGATAAGAGGTCATTTCATAAGCAACTTTTCCCGAGGCCGCGGTCCCTAATGTCCAAGCGGCCACTCTCGCTCCGGGTAAAGGTATCAAACCTATCGGCGCCCCAACTCCAAGACCTCCTCCCATTGAAGTTAGAGAAAATGCCAGATTTTGAGGAAATTCCGCTATGTCGGTTATTTTAATAGGAAGACCAGATATCAACGTTTTCTCTTTGTACTTTGTGGAAACTTCCTGGGTGAATCTGTTTAAGTCTCTGGTAGCGTCTTCGATATACCTATCTGCCCAGTCTTTGTCTACGACACTCGCTCCCTCATGCCCCTGTGTTGCTTGAAGAATGGCGACTGCTGTCGCTTTCGGAAGTTTAGTTAGTCCTTTTCCGAATGTTATCAACCCACCGATTAAGTCCTCGCCTCGTCCATAATAATCATTTACATCTTTTCCCCATTGCTTTATATCTTCTTCCGTCGTCGGTTTTCTCAACCCAAATTTTAGTTCCAAGAATTTCGGCAAAACAAATCTTGCCGCTTTTTTAAATAATGAATCTTTCTCAGAGATTTCTGGCGGGGCCGCCCTTAACTCAGTTCTTGGGAATGCTTCAATTCTCCCCGGCATTTCTCCTATCTTTGGAAACTTCGGCAAAGTCGGCAATCCACTCTCCGAAGGTTTTGATACCATCTCTCTTTGTTTTTTTATGGAAGATATTTCTTCCCATAAATTTGTTGCCGGTCTGGTGTCCAATCCTAAAATCCCTTCTGGTTTTTTCCCAAGAAGGGGAAGTTTAGGTAATGCCGGCAGTTTTATTTTAGGCAAATTTAGCGGCATCTTTTATCTCATCATTTTTAATATTTCATCGTCAGAATGTCCAGCATCCCTATATTGTTTAATCAATCCCTCTAAATAATTGAGATATTTTTCTTTTAAACTTTCGACATATTCTTCAACACCTTCTTTTCCAGTCCCTATTCCTAAAAATCCACCAGCAGTAAATCCAGCTTCCTTAGCTTTCGCTTTTAATTCTTTATCAGTAAGTCCCTCTAAACCATAATACTTTTTAACTTCGTTTTCTAATCCAACATCACCATAAGAAGTTTTAAGCCAGTCTTTTGTAATGTATTGCTCCCCATCGCCACCGATATCAACCAATTGAGTATAAACTTCGTTGCTTATAAAGTCTCTATATTCCTCGCCCGCATCGTCTACTATATTTTGAATCAGTTTCTCCCTGTATCCTGCTGTTTGCCCTTTATCGGCCATATAGGAATCTTTAATACTATTGATGTATGATCGGATTTGTTTTTGGACAGTTGTTCCAGTCGCCTCTTCGCTTTTTCCCGCCCCCTTGAACACCCCAAGGTTTTGGGTCGTGCCGTCTCTTTTTATTCCGATTACTGTTACGTCCCCGGCCGAGTTGGTAATTGTTGAGAATTCCTCATACTCGCCTGCCTTCTTTCCTATTCCCTTTATGGTTTGCGTGCTGAATGCTCCGGTGGTCGGATCTTGCGTCACTATGGTCAAATCTCCCTCGTCATTAAACTGGGAAGTGGTTACGTTAGGAATATCTTTAGTGGCCAATTCCTTGATCTTGCCTCTGATATTGAGTTCTCTTTCAAATAAATCCAGCGGCATTGTCCTTTCCTTTTCTATCAACCCGAGTTCGGTTAAGATATCCGTTTTTGTTCTTTCTAATCTTCCAGTGGCTCCCGCCAACCCTCTCTCGGCTATGCCGAGTTGTTTCATAAGGGGTTCCTGTTCCGCCGCCAATACTCTCCGCCTTTGCGGTTCGCTTACCAGGTATTCCCGGGTCCTCTTGGTTATGTCGTCTTCTAACTGGTCAAGCAGTGTCTGCGTTGTAGATATTTCTGATTCAAAAGAACCAACTCGCGCTTCCATCCCGAGCACTCCTTTCTCTTCTTCGAGTCTTTTCTTTTCCTCGGTCAGGGTCGAGGCGGTGGCATATGATGTAAGTCTTTCTGTCAGATCGGTAAGCAGATTGTCTTCCCGTGTGTCTCCTGTTGTCTTATCTGGTATGTTCGCTCCTAATGATCTGTCCCTAACTTCATCCCCCAACCCGGGAAGCGTTATGGGCGCCGACGATGCGACTGGCGGCGTAACCGTTTCTCCTCCGGGGATATTCAATACCTCCCCAGGGTGGATGAGGTTCGGATCACCAGATTTATATCCAGTGATTTTTTTCCAGTCGACTCCCAACCTTTTTCCTATCCCACTTAGGGTTTCTCCTTTTTGAACGGTATATGTTTGTGGCATGTTTTTTTATGATTCTATTTCAATTCCCTCATTGGGAATAATAAAATCTTCTATGCTTAATTCCTCAGTTTGAAGAGGTTCGACGTACAACCCCTCATTTCTGCTGAGTTCTTCTGTCATCATATTCTTGAGTATTCCTCCAGTGTTGGCAGACAATCCCGCCTCCTTTCCTCCGTCATACATCCTCCAGTATCTGTCCGAATTTGCTGTGTCCTCTAACCCCGCATAATAAAGCGCTAATGGTCTATAAATAAGCAATGGATGATATTCTCCTGGAATGTACGAAAATTCTCCTATTTTATAAGTCTCTGCCTGTCCGGTAAATGTCGGTCCCTCGTAGGGTTTGACTAACTCCAGCGCCGTGGTGCTGGTTATAGAACTTATCTCATACCATTGGAAGTCCCCGTAGGTGTAATCTATCCTGATCCAATTTCCTACGGCATTTGTCGCCCAGGCGGTCAATGCTCCGGTTATCGTTTCGTCTGTGATTGTCGCGGCGGAAATCGTTCCTGTCGCATAATCGGCCAGAGACATATCCCTTACCCTTCTCGTTCCCCTGATGGTGATCGTACTTCCGGTGGTGGCCGGTTCTGGCCATAAAAGTATTTGGTTTCCCTGCTTCATGAACAACCTTGTTGCGTCTGAATCCCCGGCTTCCATGGACTGAAGGTATTCCCAGTATCTCGGATCCTCGACCGGTCTCGGCCTGTAGATTGTCCCGCCGGCCAGCGTTACCTTAACACTCCTGATTTTCTGTATTGTGTTCGGTATTTGGTATCCCTCCTGTGAGGCGACTGTTGACTTCGTGGCGGTAGTCTCCATGCAAAGGAAAGGCGCTTTGGCCGACACCAGTTTGTCGGTGTCGTTTATCCATCTCTTAAATATGGTGAGTTGGGCCGACGACGTTTCTCCGGTCAAGTCCTGGAGCTCCGTATAAAGTTCCTGAAATGATTTCATTTTTTTGAAAGGTTAAAACTTAATAATGCCTCCTCAAACTCTGGGGAGATTTGACCTCCCCGCATCTCTACTTTTAGTTGAATCCATTTTGACCTTTTAGTTATTTTAAAAAGAGTTTTAGATAATGAGGTGTCACTTATCTCCCCCAGTTTTATCCAGTTCTGTATTCTCGCGAGCGCGGTTCCCGCTGCGTTTGGTATATCCTCGTCAAGGACGATGGTGTAGTCCGGAGATGTCCCGCTTATGGAAGCGATATGAGCACAGGCGCCGGCCCCCTTGCCAAGAGTTATCTCTATTTCGTCCCCTACCTCGGCATCATCAAATATGGTGTCTGAAACGGTGAATGTATCTGTGTCAGTCCAAGTAATACTAAACGAGTTCATTACTCCCTTCGCTTCGATAAAGTTCTTGTCTTTTTCAGTCCGGTATTTAACTATTATTCTATCGGTTGTGTTTTCAAACTTTTTGAAGGCAATATTTAATCTCTGCCAGAACGATCTGACATCTTGCGAATGTATTTGGGAGGTGACAAAATACCCTCTTTGGTTGGCTTCGGATTTCATCGCGGCGATGAGTTCAAGTTTAGTGGTTTCGTTATCTACATAAACTTCTGCCCCAGCGAGTACCCTTCCCTTATCATCTGTCGTCTCTGTTAATGCTCCTGTCACGATGACCTGGGATGCTCCCCATTCATTGTTAGTGGTGCCATCATATTGTCCAAGGGAGTTTTTATGGTAAAGTCCAATTTCTTTATCGTATTCCCATATTCCACTTGGCATATTCTCTATTCGATTTCCATCTTTGTCTCTTCCATCTGCTAAAATGTTTATTTTACCATTCACCAAGGTCATTCCGTTGGGATGAACTTTTTGCCCTCGGGCTTGGTCTGGAGTCCATCTTAAAAAGTTATTCTCGGCTATCGGAAAGGCAGCGACCTCTACAAAGTCCTGCCCATTGTATCCCAGGAGTTGTCCTTTTCCGTTGATCGTATGCATCATTCCATCCGCGTCAGCCCTTCCGGCCAACGAGATACTGTCTTTCACTGGAATAGGCGAGTCGTATGTCGCATCAGTTCCGTTCCATGGAAATACCAATGCCTCGCCACTTTTAGTGTGTCTTGTTCCGAGATATACCCGGAATCCGTCATCCTCTATCCATATTATTTGGTACTCTTTGGGTAGAACCAGTCTGCTGTGTACCACTACCAAACTGTCATCTATGGTATGCAAAAGGTTACCATCCGCCACCATCAGTAGGTTTATAAATTGATGAAGAGGATGCGGGTTCGCCGCCGTCAGCGCGGCTTGGTTTAAATAAGACGCACTGGTCCACCAACTCAGCCAGGTATTCGTCTCTGATGTGTAATATATTTTAACCTGAATATGGTCTAATGAAAAAGTAGGATTCGGGGGCGTCCCATATACAGATCCATAAATTGCCACTCCAAAATTAGCCCCGAAATCAGCAGCCACCCAAGTTTCTTCCCATAAATCAGTTGGACCTCCAAGTGTATAAACTACATCAGCCGTGGTAAGAGCTCCTGTTTGTTTCAGAGTAGCTTCTATGGCAGTTGACCCATTTTTTGATAAATATAATTTAAGTTCGGGCGCCAATGAGATATCGTTAACCTTTGCTTCAACTTGAACTTCTATCCCTAAAATGATTGCGTCTGCCGGAACTCCCAAAGAGAAGTTATACCAAACACTTGCTTCATTGGCCGCATCGTTCGTAGCATAAGAATCGTTGCTTGAATATCCATTAGTAGGGTTAGTCCAAGCCACCCAACCTCCGCTTGCCGCTTGGGTACTTGCCGGAGATTTTAATCCCGTATTTGGTGTTGTAAGTAATCCCAAATCAGTGGATCTCGCTACTATCAATCTGTCCGTATTATCCTGTTGACCAAATATCTCCATATCATCTACGCAGTCAGTCGGAGTGGCGGTGGAGGCATCTTGCGCCCATCCCACCAGGGGGTCGGTGGCTGTTGTCTTGAAAAGCAACCCGTCATTTGTGGCACTTGCCCCTCCCTGGGTCAGCGCCCACCATCTGTCCGTGCCGCCGGCGTTTGATCTTAAGAACTTGACCGCTACTTCCAGGTCAGCGTCGTCCCCGTCGTCAAACACTCTATACATCCGCTCCGAAAGCCGGGCCTTTCCCCGATTTGAGAATAGGTCTATATTCTTGGTAGCCCAAAGATTACCATAAACCTCTCCCCTTGAGGGTTTGGTAAATTGCTTGGTATCCTGTGGAGGAATAGAGATTTGCATTTTATTTTATGCTTCTACTGGTGGAAATGGAATCATTTTATTTTGCCGTCCATCCAGTTGATCCCGTACCACTCGTTTTTACATAAAGAGTGGTCGAGGTCGAACCGTCTGTTCTTAAGTATAAACTGCCGATGTTTGCCGTAATAACGCCTTCTGGGCTTCCACTTCCGTATTTGATATAAATAACATTCGCGCCGGCACTTGCTCCTCTTCCAAATCTTATATCCCCAATCACATAGAGTCTCTGCCAAGGAAAATCTGCCGCACCAAGATACATCGGTCTAAATATCACGTAATAGACACTTTCCGAAATTCCCCATGTGGTTGAAATCGTTATCTGAGTGGCAGTGTTCGAGGATATCAAGTGTGTCTCAAGTGTTCCGGTAGTTAATCCTTTAATACTGATGTAGCAACCGGCCAATTCGTTGGTCTCAAAGGTTTGTTCTGGATCAGTAATCGTGCTATACCCACTACCTATACTTATTACTCCTGTTCTCGGCCCGGCGGCCAATGGTGGTCTCAAACCATAAAGGAACGAGAGAACACTGCCTTCCTGATGCTCCATAACCAGTTCCGAATTTTCTGTCTTGTACCCAAATCCGAGTTCTTTAGCCAATCCAGATGCAAGAATTATCCTATTGGCTTCGTTTGAAAGTCCTTCATTTATGTTGTGGTTACCATAGTATGTCTTTCCTATTTGGAAGAATTTATCTTTTTTTAATACAATATGTCCCTCGCCAATAACTTTTGTACCGTCAGACCCGCTGTGAGTATGAAATGTCACAATTCTTTCCAACTCCTTAATCCTTTTATTCAGATTGTCTATTTCTTTGTTTTCCATTATTTTAACTTATAAGTTTTAGGATTTTTTTCGTCGTCCTCTATCCACTGGTTCAACATATCCAAAACGTCTTTTTTATTCTTTGCTCCCCGGAAAATAACCTTTGGCTGGCCATCCTTTTCAATACACCTAACATCCTTTTCACAGTCTTCCTTTATCCCCTCTATTTTCATCTGATAAACTTTGACAGTAGATATATACTCTTCCCAAGTCAGATAATTCTTTTTGAAAACAAAATAACTGGCAATACCTGCAACCAGAGCAGTTCCTATACCGAGTTCTACCAATGCTTTTTTTAATCCTGATTCGGTCATTGTTTTTGAATCAAAGTAATCTCTCCGATTTTTACTTCTCCTGTTTGTTGAACCTGATTTACCACCGCTTGGAGTGCTGAGTTAAATCCTTCTTGCTGATATTTTATTTTAACTTTTATCCAACCGAACCAGTAAACATTTAACCCCACAGATCCTAAAATTGCCACACAAACGATGATAACTAAAATTGTTTTTGTTATTTTTTTCATTTTATTATGTTTATTAGTTTTTTAAACACGTTAATTATTGTTTGAAAAACGTTTATTTGCGTTTGAATGTTTTTTAACTCCTCAAAATAATCAAGGATGAATTTGTTGATAAAATGTTCTTTTAAGTCGACCGCTCCGTCATATCCGTTATTCCGGTCTTTTACATAATAGTTCCCGTAAGTGTCTTTGCCCATAGGTTTTAATCCTCTGTGTAAGTGTGCCCCTGTGCTTTGCCCTGTATTCCCGCCGATTCCCAAGAAATCAGCTGGTCCCACAATATCCCCTACTTTCAGTTTCGGATTTAAACTATCCAAATGGCAGAAAATATGTTTGAAAATCCCGTCTTTATCTTCGCTTATTATGCCATATCCCAAACCCGCCAATCGGTCATTACAAATAACTGCTATCTTGCCATAACAATCGCAATCCCAAAATATCGCCTCGCATAATCCCCCGTCTTTCTTTTGATTGTCTTGGCAACGGATCGCCCAATCTATCCCGTTATGGGCTAAAAGTCCTATGCTTTTATAGAATGCCAGCATACTTGGTTTCGTTCCTTCTATCCCGAAACCCTGTGTTTTGATGTTTGATTTTATGGCTCGGTAGATTCTCATAGAATCTTGGGGGTGGGATTTATTTCTCACCCCCTTTGGTTATTTAGCGGTAAGCTTGTCGCCGTCTTGGACGGCAATCTTCCGCCAGCCCAGATGGAGATGGCACCCTCGGAAGATATCCAGATAGCATCTTCCGAATTGTCCTCTCACGGGGCAATATTGGCGGTCGCACACCACCTTTCTCAAATCAACTCTCGGTATCTCTGACATTTCTTTTCTCCTTGAAAGAGCAATTCTCTTAAAATTGGGGTCAAAATCTTGGATGTTAATTGTTATCTATCTTGGTTATGCTCTTTATCATTATTTTTTTCATACCAATCCCTTTTTTCTATTAAGTGGTCGGTAAAAGTATCCCTGATAAAGCAATACCATTCCCAGATTATTGATTGAATAATATCTTTTGTCGCTTTTTCTTGTTTTTCTGGCAGTCCTAAACTATCTAAAAATGTTTTTAACTTTCCCTCAAGATAACTAATATCTTGATTGCTTACTAACTCACAATTTAATGACTTTATTTCTGACATATTTTTGACTTAACTAAACTTGACTTGACCCCAATTTTAAAAGAACTGTTCCGAATTTGGTGCTGGGCTTAAAACATTTTATAGCGAACTTGCGATTTAACGCTACCTGCCAGTAAGGAGTGCTAAAGGACTTTCTACCTCTGTTATTTCTCGGGCATAGAACTCTGGGCTTTTGCCCTCTGGGCGTGTCTATGCCCAAGCCGTATTCGTTGACGGCGTTCAGTTTAAACCCAGCGCAAAATTAAGAACCTACTTTAAAAGTGCTTTTATTTCGGCAATATCCACCTTTAATTTTACCACATTATCCCGATTTTCTTTAATCACTTTATTGTTTTCATCAACTACTTCGCCCATATGCGATATGTGGTTGTCCAGTTTCTGATTTATCAAAGCCAGTTCTGTTTGTATTCCCGCCACAAAAAAGGTAGCGGTGATTACCACTCCTAAAAGAGCAATAATTGAAGTCCATAAGCTGACTTTCTTATAAATAAAATCTTCCCAGTTTTTTTCCATTATTCTGTTATTTTTATTCCTAATTTTTCCGCTTCCAAGAGTAAAGCGTCAATTTCTTCTATCTTTTTCCCCGTGATATTTTTTTGCTCCAAAAGGATTTCCTTCTGTCTTTTAAGCTTCGGGATATTGTAAATAATTTCCTGCGACTTTACTTCTTTGAAATCTATGTCTGATATTTTTATGTATGTCATATTTTTTATTTTATTAACCTCCAATCATTACTAAATTTAATCCGACGCTGTTGATTATAAGGGTCTTTGAAGCCGCCCCGCTTGTCGTCCTCATAGCCCAAACCTCTATTGTGTCCCCTGCCGTCAGCGAAACCAAGCAACTATTGCTGGCTGTGATTTCTTTCGCTCCTGCTATTGATGTGAAATGAACATCGGCACAAGCGAATTGCGTCGCCCCGTTATTTTTAAAAGGGCTTATAACCCAATCTTCCGCCGTTGCCGAAGAAACCGAGCAGTTCATAAATAATTTATAAACTCCTGTTTTTACTATCGTGATATGGTCGTTTGTGTGGTCAAGCGTTGTAAGATTATTCAATCCGTTAGTGTCAAAAGATATACACTGATACCAAGTGTCTTGTGCCGCCATAACCAAATCTTCATCAACATCGTGTCCGTATATTTCCCCGTAAGGAAGCCCTGAACCAGCCCCAGCGAAAACCAAATCTCCCAACGCAGTTAAATTCCCTCCCGTAATCTGCGTAACCGAAACTGTGTCAATATAAAATCTTGAGTTTGCTTCATTCGGGGTAAATACAAGATTGTCGGTTGTAGTAGCCGTAATAACTTCTTTGTATTGTCCGCTGGCGGCAACCGTGTCCAATGTAACCCCCCCGATAGTGGGAGTCATAGAACCCACCGTCCAAGAGGATATCGTGAACTTTACGTAATAGGTATTTCCCGCCACTATCGTAATCGGAACGGTCGGGGCAAGCGTTCCCACGCCATCGGCATTCTTTCTTACAAGATTGGAAACATACTGCCAGCCCGCTCCAAGCGTCCACCCGGCGGCGCTCCCCGTGAAGTTTCCGTTTGTGACCAATTCCGCGCCGACAGAACTCTTATTCGCAACGAATAAATCCCCAAGAACCCTTGCGGAGTTGGCTCTCACTTCAAAATCTTTTGCCCCGAACCCTACGGCGAAATTGCTCGGAGTGTTATTGACGACATTGGTGTAACCGATTGTGTGAGTGGCTTCCTTTAATGACCTGACGCCAGAACCTATCCCAGAGGAAATGTTCCCGCTTACGACATTGGATTCTCCGAATCCGACTGAACTGCCTCCGCTTACAAGATTCATAGTCCCTTCCGCCATTGAGGTAACTCCAGTTACGAAATTGGTATCTCCAAACCCAAAAGAATTAGCCCCGCTTACGGTATTGGAGAATCCAAAACCGCCCGAGTTTAACGCGGCAACGGTATTCCCGTTCCCCATACTGATAAAACTGGTTAATGATACCAACGAAAGAGATGCCCCCCCTATATTGCCTGCGGTTAAAATGTTATACGCGCTTACTCCGAGAGCCCCTGACATCAGAGTCCCGTCGCTGTCCATTGTCCAAACCAATGCGGGCACAGAGTTTGTATTCGGAGTCGTGTAAAATTCCCACCTTGTTCCCCTCGCAGTTGCGGTGTGGTTTTCATCGCAAACCAAAGCGATACTCCCAGTATCAACATCTGTCCCTCCCGTTCCTGTCCAAGTTCTGCCTTGAAGTTCCACTATCTCCTGATTTAAACTTGGATAGTTGGTGCTGTTTCTTTTCAGCCCCCGCCAGATATTTATTGTAGCGGCGTTTGCCGTGCTGTCATACACCCCGATTGGCCCGCCCGCTGGAAATGTAACCCCAGTTGACGATATAACTAATTTCGTAGACCCCCCAGCAATAAAAGCAAGATAGTTCGCCACTCCTTGTGTCCCAAATCCAGTGTCAGGGTCGCCTGTGAAACTATAAGCGTAAGTCCCTGTTCCAGCGAGGAATTGCCCCGCTCCTGTCGCACTTATATTACCTGATGTTGTAATCGCCCCTGAACCTGCGTTAAGTGAAGTTACTGTGGCTGCTCCTGCTCCGAGAGTGCCTGTGGTGGTGAAATTGCCTGTTCCAGCACTAATATCAACATCTGTTCCTGTGATATTACCCATTCCTGTTATATTCCCCCCCGATAAAGTTGCTGTCCCATCTGTTAGAGACATTCCTGTTATAGTGCCTGTAGTATGTATTAGGTCTGAAGTATATAGTCCATACCATCTCCGAGAAGCACTTCCTAAATTATAGCTTCCAGTAGCTACAGGAATAATATGACCTGTAATTGTTGCTTGTCCTGCTTGTACTCCATCTAATATAGAAGTAGTGTTTAAATAAATCTTTCCTGTGTTTAATATGCCAGCCCCGAGAGTGCCTGTGGTGGTGAAATTGCCTCCATTAAGATTAACTACTCCTGCCCCCACTTCTTTCGGGTCTATTATTAAATCCGTTCCATTATAATAGACGGCGGCATCGTTTCCTGTTCCAAATATCGCTTTTACGTTATCTGGTAGATTTATTCCTCCAGGCCCGACTGTTCCTCCAAGAGTAAAAACCCCGGAAACGTCCAGATCAGTGAACCAACCTTTGGCTATTCTAATGGTGTTTGATCCTAACTGCCAATTAGAATCGGTAAAATAAACGTTAGCATCGTCTAAATACAAAATCCCTGGTTGTAATATCCCGTCATTACCTGGAGATAACAATGCCAGGACAGAAAATGGAACCAGGATTGATAATATTAAAATATGCAGTATCTTTCTCATTTATTCTTTTCTTCCCTTAATGTTTCTAAAAAAGCACCCAGCTTGACATTTCCGTCAGAAATCGCCGTTGCTATTATTTCGTCTCTCTCTTTTAACTTCTCGAGGATACTGGATGTTTCTTTAAGATATATCTCTATGCTATGGAAATATCCATCTATCATCCTTTTTTGGTTTTCCGTCAGATTTTTTACCTCTTCTGCAAACTTCTCGGAATTGTCCGCCAGTCGCTTTGTGTCCTGCGAGAACGCCTTTGAGATGATTTTTGATAAGTATCTTGGGTAAAATACGACTGTCCCTGAAAATATAATTATTAAAACTAAAATAATTATTGTCATGATACGAATGATCCTATTTTAGCCATTAAAATATAATCTATGTCCATGTTATCTGCGTTTCCGTTTGCAACCTTAAGGGGCAGAGGCAGACTGTGATCTCCCACCTTATGGGTGGCGACCAACAACTCGTCGGCATACGCCTTTACCCCCGACTCGTCCCAAACTATCTTGTACTTGATGAAGTTTCCATTCCATGTCTGGCTCGCCTGGTTCCACGGTATCGTCGTGCTAACCAGATTCCCGTCGTTGTCATAGCTCTTGAAGGAGAATATGTCATTGGTTATGTCGAAAAACATCGCCCCCCTTTCCGTGGCGGTGTTCCTCATTCCCCAATACTTTGATTGGGCGACCGTCGGCGCTACGGGAACATTAACTATAAACTCAAAATCCCCATAAGTATATTGGGAGTAACTCGATATTACGGCCGAGGTTAACCTTATATCTCCTGTGACCATGCTCGGAGTTCCGGAAACTTTCTTGAAGAAAAGGTTGTCAAATGCCTTTATCGTGGGATCATAAACGAACCTCTGCTTTATTCCGTTGAAAACGTCTGCTAATAACGACATTTTTTTATTGTTTAACGGTAAATCCAGCTATATTCGCCTTGCATGCGCTCGTGCCATCGACATCGACACTAACTGCCGCACCGGATGTTCCCTTTAATGGTTGGACGAAGTGAAGGTTTACGCTTCCATTGGCCCCCATCTGAACTTGCCATATGACCGTCGTTCCGTCCTTTATAAGTAGAATGGCTCCGGCCTTGTCCGAGGATGCCGAGGCGTCAGTGATATAATGAACCTTTCCTGTTGCGACCGCCTTCGATGCCGATGCCGCTGTTGCGTGGGTTGCCGTAACTTGAAAAGGTTCTCCGTGTAATTGTTTTGGTGTGGACATTTTATTATTACTTTATTAAAACCTTTCTATTTGACCTTTATCTCCGGAAGGGGAGGGGCAAATTGCCACCCCCCTTTTATTCCTTATTTTCCCTGCGCTTCGAGATCCATGAGATCCTGTAAAAGTTCCTTTAGTGATTTCTTCACATCGGCATCCACTCCACGCTTTTTCAGTTCTTCTATCACATCCTTTTTAGTGACCGGAGAAGTAGGAGATGGAGGAAACTCATGCTCAATCTTTTTTAAGTCCTCCTTTCTTTTTTCCTCCGCGGTCGGAGGTGAGGATGGCGCCTCGTTCCCCATAGGAGTTAGGATCCTGCCTCTGTATTCTTCCACCTGCTCTGGTGTCCAAAGTTTTACCGGCTCATTTCTGGAAACCTTTTTTTTGGCTTCCCTTGAAAGCATCTTCCTGGCCAGATGAGTGGCAAGATGATTACACTCAGGAAATCTTCCTATATAACTTTCTCCGGCGCGGATGGTGATAGACACTCCATGATAAGAGTGGGTGAAACTTTCGTTGTCTATATTTGTGAATCGGACTATCCTCCGTCCGATTTCTTCCGCTTCTCTTTCTGCTATATTCATATTCGTGTAAACTTTAATCTTTAATGATTAAAAGTAATACGACCTTTAGGGTTTAAAACCCTCTATCCAACGACCAGCCACAAGCAGGTCGCTGGGAGAAAGTTCTATATTATCTTTACGTCTATCAGACACGCCTTATCTGCTGTGTCTGAAACGGCTACAAGTCTTCCAAGTGGAGCAAACTCCTCTAACGTATCTCCAGCATCCATATTTACGGCATACCCTTCGGTGTCATCTCCAGGACAAGCGTTATAGTTGATTGTCCCAGCTCCGGTTCCCATAATCACTCCACCGATTCCTCGAACGAGAAACCATCCGTAATCGTATGCAGCGAATGACACTTGCGCTATCCCGTTGGGTTCGGTGTACTGATTGGTGACGGCGATTTTTTCCGCATCCGGTTGATGAAGAATGGTAATGTCCGAATCGGCCACCGCCAATACTGTCGTGAATGCATAGTCAGAATAGAGTTCCAATGTGTCAGCGGTATTATTTTTTATCTTTCCCAACTGACCGACTCCAGTCCCCGAATCAACTATAACCCAATGATCTTGGTAAGCTCCAACAGTCCATCCAGCAGCTGCTTCGGTAATATAGATGTAGTTGGTCGTGCTACCTGGTTCCAAAGACGATGAAACCGTGTCTACTCCAGTGACTGCTGGCCTACTGGTCACCATGTGTTTGGTTATGGCTTCTGTCGCATAAAGATAATGCCAGAGTCTGCCGTCTGGAGTCATCCCGATCTCATTAGAATTGGCCATCTTCACAGCCGGCGTATCGAAAACTGATTGAAATGTAATCTGTTTCATTTTAGTTTTTCTATTTAAATTACAGCATCCGACCTTTCACCTCCACTGGCTCGATCGCCATTGAGGAAACTCGATGTTGCGAACCTTATTAGCTCGTCCCAGGCCCCATAAAGGGCCTGGGCGAACCCACAAGGAAGGTTCTATTCTCCGCCCACCTCTTTCTTACTAACAATCTTTACCGATCCGTCTTTCATCTGAAGTTTGTAGTCCTGACCGTCGTGGCACTCTCCCAAAATCTTCTCAAATTCCAGTTTCTCTTTTGGAGCTTTAGTTTTCTCTATTTTTTTGGGTTTTGTCATATAAGTGAAGATTAGAGATTGTTAATCTCTCCAGTTTCTCCAGCAGTCGTTGATACTCCGTAGCAATTTGCTATTCCAACTCCTGTTGGGATAAATCCACCTGTTCCCGCAGTCCCCCAAGTAAGTTCGGTAGCTGTCACATTGCCAAGACAGTTAACAACGCTATTACTTATCAATCCATCTGAGCAACCAGTCAGTTTCAGGTATCTCGATGTGCCGGCATAAGCAGGAACAGTTCTTGAGGCAAATACACAACGATTGATAAGCAATCCATCTACTCCACTTCCACCCATCAGGTAAACATCGCAATCCACCAATGCAGTATCGTTTGTGTAGAAGATAGAATCTTCTATAACCACATCTGCAGGTCGTGATCCAGTTGTCCCCATCAAAACAACTCCACCCATACATCTAAAAAAGCTACAATTTTGAATACGAGATTGCCAAGCACCACCAGTCGCGGCCCACATTATCCCTCCACCAGTATCGGCGCTCGTAGCCCCTGCGCAGTTCTTGATATGACAACCTTCTATTGTCGTTCCAAAAGCAGTTTTAGTAGACCCATCATCGTCAAGCAAAATTCCCCCGCCAGTTGAACTTGCTCCGTTAAATCCAAGATTAGAGATATAACAACCGGGTGCTCTAACCGTTAACATTGCCGTTGATCCAGCTCCTATTTTAATTTGAGGAAGTCCTCCTTGAGTTCTCCCTGTGCCGACACCTATGAGAGATAATCTATCCTTATCTGGCGGAATAATAATAGTTTCGTCATAACTTACGGGATCTAGTGCTCCAGTAGACATCGCCAAAGTCTTAACGAATATTACGTCTCCGGCATCTGTTGCAGTTACGGCCGCCTGAATGGTCAATTTCGCTTTCTCTATAGATTGTCCACTATTGTCGTTATCGACACCATTATCTCCATCGACATACCAATATCTACCGAAAGTTAATGGAGTGGCCAAATCATCAGGATAAATCCTTGCTCCAAATCTAAGGGCTGGTATATAATCTCTTGCTCTCATGTTTATTTTAGTTGTTCTCTCTCGGGTCGGGGAGTTTTATCTCCCCGCCCGGTAAAGAGCAAACATGTTACTTTATTAACCTGTTATGCCGGTCAACTGACCGCATCTTCTCGGGTCGTCTGACATCCAGTTTCCGACCAGGTACATATGTCCGACTTCAGCCGGTTGGTTTGTTGATCTCAACATTCCTGACCAGTTGAATCCTTTCGGAATCGGCAATGCCTGTGGTCCCTCGATGTTTCTCGCCGAGGTATTAAACTTCTCGTAGTCTGGAAGATCCAATCCTGCCCAGAAGAAGTTCTTTTCGTTGATCATGAACAACTTTTGGGAGGTGCACTTCTCGTCCTTTACGAACGGAGTCCCTCTGTACCACAAGGCGTTGAATCCTATATCGCCTCCGCTTAATGCGTTGGTACTCGAAACTACACCCGTCCTGGTGACCTGTGGGAATCCCGAAGTTTGATATCCGGCGCGAACTGTCGGTTGCAATAGTGCCTCGTATGCCGACCATATTGTCGGAGTTGACACTATTAAACTTGGTCCCACTCCTCCGATCTCCACCGCGTCATAGCCAGTGGACAAATCGGAAAGGGCTAATGCTCCGATAGTCGCTGCATAATATCCCTTAATACTTGTGTAGGTCGCTCTTAACTGCCCGCCGTACGAGGCGAAGACAGTGGAGTCATCGGCCGCATTCAATATGCTGTCGAATGAAGCTCCGCTCGCTCCGGTGCCAGTGTAGAGATATCCTCCGCAGTCATCCATCAAATCCTGTGCGATAGAGTCCATCTCAACAGCCAGCAACTCAAGGACTCTCTCGTCTCCTTGGTTAACGGCCGCTTCGATGTCGTCTATAACCACCGGTTTGTGGATACGCTGTGGCTGGAACGTCATCTTTACCCGAGTTTCCTGCCTCGAGGTATCAAGCGTTCCGCCAAGGCCTACTATTCCTCCCTCGGTGGACTTTTTATACTTAATGGGAATATCGTACTGATAACCAGACCGCCAGCTTTTGGCGTTCCCGAGTGTCCTCAAAAGAAGTACATTCCCTTTGAGAACAGTGTCTGAAACCATCGGCACGATTGTTTCCCGTGTTACGGTTTTTACCGCATCTGAAAATGTCATTTTTGTAAAATCTACTTAAATTTTGATAATGCCTCCTTAGCCGCTTCGACTATACCCGTGCTCTTTGTACGAATCTCATTAGCGTCGTATGGGAGTTTGCCTCCTGCGGATCCTGGCTTTGAGACGGAATCTGATGCTCTTTTTACTTTACCGAGCAGTACCCTTCTCTCGGCCATTTTACCGTCCGCATTGGCTTCGGTGTAGGCAGAATATACTGACTTTAAATCTTCAATGGTATCTACCTTTATTCGGTGGCGTTCAATGTATTGGAAGAATTCTTTGTCGTCGAACTCCTTGTCCGACTTCTTGACCTCCGATACAAAACTATCCACCGCTTTCTGGGCCTCTTGGGATTGGAGGGTTTTTTCCTCTGTTGCCTTTTGAGACCTCTTCTCTCCCCATTCAACCGCCTCCTTGATCGCTTCCCCAAGTTCCGTGAAGTCTTTGGGTTTCCACCCTGGCTTCAGAAAAGAGGGTTGATCTTCTTGCGACTCATTGAGTTTTTTGTCACCGGTAAGTGCGGCTAATGCCTGTGACTTCTTGGTAAACTCGGGAAGTAAGGCATCGTAATCCGTCGCCTTTTTTACATACTCTGCCAACTGTTCGGCGGTATATTCTTTATCGCCGATTTTGACAGGCGTTGGGGCGCCTTCCCCGCCCTTGTCGTCGATTCCTAAATCGGAATCGTTAATCTCTTCATTCTCGTCTGACATGTTCTTTTGGTCGCCTCATTGCCGTTTCTCCGGATGATCCTCGCGGATTTCGGAGAACCGCTTGATGAAACAACTGTTACTTAATATTTGAAAATTATGCTTTCTTTCCCCGCTTTGCGATTTCTTTCCTTAATGGAATGTTCGCGCCTGCTTTTCTCGCCTGATTTAAAGCTATTGCAACTTTTTGTTTACGAGGTCTTTTCGTTCTTGATTGGTTAAGCTCGCTTATAATCTTTCCTACGTTTGTTGTGTGAGGTAATGGCATATTATTTTTGTTCGGCCGGTTTAGCTGTCGGGGTTCCCCCCTCCGGCTTAGCCGTGCTTAACTTATTAAACTGGCCTTTTAACTTCGATAACATTTGACGTTGTTTTTCTATTGGCTGATTTTTAAACTCGTCGCTTTGCACCAATTGCTGAGTTCTACCCCTCAAGTCCGCTATCGCCTTTGCCCTTGGATCAACCGGTTGTGTCGCTTGCGCTATCTCTTGGAGCAGGGATATTCCTTTTCTCAGCGATTCTATGTCTTCTGGGTCCATGTCCAGCACCGCGAACGGACTCACCTTGTACATCTCGACTTGCTTTGCTGTTTCCATCGGGTTTTCAAACTCCGCCTCCTCGAAATACTGGAGTGGGATCATGAACCCGCTTTTTACCCCTTCCAAAGCCCTCTCCGCCCGGTACACCCTGTCCTTGGGCAACATCTGACCCGGTATGACCTGGACGTCTATTCCATCAGAGAAGTCATCTCGCATAGTTTCGATGACTCTCAAAGCCCGGTCCTTGCCCAATATCTTCGTGTAATGCGTCTCGGTATATCTGACTTTAATGAACTGAAGTTCCCAGTTGTAAATCTCCGAGTGGACGTCGTCTACTATGTCTATTAACTCGGTCAGACGTTGGTAGCTCTGTTCCCTAAGCAACGCTCTTCCCGTTGCCGTTTCGCTTCCTTCCTTTTCTCCCCGGAACGTCGGTTGGGTACCAAAAATGGAATCTATCGCTTGGATTGAAAGTATCAGGTCTTCTTTCACCATCACCGGCAAATCCCGTCCGCTCTCTATACTAATGCCATCACGAACTCCGTCGCCGTAAATTATTCCTTCCGGGTCGGATTTCATCGCCTGGATTTCTCCCTTGCTTTTCCCTTCTACAAAACGCGTATCCACTTTCCACCTACCCTGGGCCATCGATGCGTTGTCCGCTATTTGCCTTTTCCTTTGATTAACATTCTTCTGCAATGGGCTCACCTGTTCCATCAATGATGTTTCCCCGATTGGTCTTTCCTCCACCTCCAACATTGAAGCGAAGATGTATGGATGCCTCGGCTTATCGAAATGATTTGACAGATAGTTCTGATACCTGTTTGCCTTTTTAGCCCGCGCTCCCCTTATCGGTCTCGCCAACCCGAGCATCTTTTTTCTTTCCCCTGGAGTCTCTATCGTCTCAAACTTCCTCAACTCATTGTTTGTAAAATATACTCCTTCCCAATCCCAGTAAGGGTTCTTTTCTTTTTTGAGTATCTTCTCGCGGAACTTATAGACCACCCATTCACCGCCGTTTATCCATGCTTCTTTGTATGTTGCCGGCGGGTTGTTAATCATGGCATCATCCTCTTTCATCCCAACCTGTTTTAAAATATCTTCTTTCTGTTCCGGGAATCTGTCGATCATGTCTGAAATACTGGTGTCTATCTCCTCGATGGCGAAGTCAGTCTCTGTAGAGTTTGTTGATTTTTTATGAAATCTTACCTTTCTCGGGTCCACCACTGCCACATTGTAGTTATCAATGTCGTTGTCCCAGATCATCTTAAGAACAATCATCTTCGACAGAAAAAGCCATCTTAATCCCCTGCGCATTTTTCTCTTCACCCGCAATGTCTTATATGTTTCTAAAAACAAATCCTGCAAATCGAGCGCCACTTGACGCGATTCATCTTTTCCGTTCGTGGGTATCACATTCGGCCTCGATGGTCTCCCGGTTAGGGCCGCTATTACACTCTCCATTGCCAGAAAAGACCTGTTATCCCGGACTTTTGATTTTCTCTTCGGGATTGAGGCGACGGTCGAATCATCGCTTTTCCAAATAGTTTTGTTCTTCTTGTATGATTTTTCTATTTCAGACCATAAAGAGGAAGAATCCGCCCATCTGTTGTCGATGAGTCTGCTTAACTTTTGATCGTCTAACTTTTCAACGTCTATTATCATAATGAAAAAAGCGAGCAAAGACAAAATAGCAATCTGCTATTCTCTCTTTGCCCGCCTGTAGTTGGAAGTTTTATCTTCGCTTTAGGTTAGGGCTTCTATTATTTTATTATAGTATTGCCAACGGGATTGTCAATGCCTTTCCCTCTTTTGTATAATGTGGTGATGAACTTTATGTCTTGTATCACTCCGTTGTTTTTATTTATTATAACTTGTCCGCTTTTTAAGTCGAAGAATCCTTTGTCCAGCAACATCTTAACTTCCACCTTTATTTTTTCTTCCCGATTAATATTCATCATCTTGTTGGCGGTTTTCTATTATTTCTTTTAAGGGTCTCATTTTGAACCCTTCTGGCGTCCTTTCGATTATTTCCTCTCTGCGTTCTTTCTCCTGAATGAACTCCATTTTTTCTTTTCCTCTTTGCGTGGCTATGTAGTAAAGCACTGTCGCATGGCACCAGTGGTCGTTTCCGGTTGATGAATCCCAGATGTATCTCTCCGTCTTGTCGGGTGTCTGCTCTATGATTCTCCGCATGCTTTCCCAATGTTTGATGTATTTTTCCAAATCCTCTCTGGACACAGAAAACTGGATGTTGCCTGATAGTATCTCGTAAAGTGTTTTGTCGATAATCCTTGTCCTGTCGGTCCAGATGTATCCCCAGTTCTTTTTGTCCTCCACTCCCTTGCTGTACCCTCCCCATTTTATTATTTCGGCTTTGGGTTTGTCCTTTCGATAGAAGTTCAGGAATCCTTTTGGGTATTTCTTTTTAAACTCTTCTGCCCATGTCCTTTCTGGCCCGGAGTCCATAACCCAAATGGGGTTGTATTTTTCTATAATCGCCTCTAGTTCTTCCCGGCTTCTACATAATCCTATATTGAAGATTCCCTCCCGAGACCCGATGACATAGTGTTTCTCGATTCCTATATCAATCCCCATAAAGAACGGTTTGTCATCAATCGGCTTTGGTGTCCACACATCGAGAATCGCCTGCCTTACATTGGCTTCCTCTCCTGCGCTGTATGGTTCTCCGAGTATGAAGTTCCTGAAGTATTCCTCTCCCCGGTCGCTCTTTTCCTTTATCAGTTCTAATGCCGAGAGCCATGGCGCCATCATCTGCGAGATATGGTATCCCGATATTTCCTTGCCGGGGTTCGTCGCTATCCACTTTCCCTTTCTCCTTTCGTTATTGGTCAGTTCCTTACCGCATTTCTTGCACACATAAATCTTTTTTATCTCATCAACATTTTCATCCCACTTCAAGGTTTGGATTTCCCCGCATTTATTGCAAGCGATAAACCATTCTTTCATGTCCGATTTCTGCCAGATCTCGTCCACGCCGATTCCCGTCAGACTTGGGTTAGACACATACCATATACCCTTATATAGAGATGCCGAAAGTCTCGATCTGTATGTTTCTATTATCCCGAGGTCGCTTCTGTCTATCTCGTCATGTATCAATAAATCGGCGCTGGTCGATATAGGCGCCGTCTTCGACCGTGTCCCTTTATAGTAGATAAACCTGTCGCCGATCTGCTTCAGCCCGATAGTGTCGCTGCTGAACTGGCTTCTCATCAACTCGTTTGACTGGAATATCATGTCCGCCTTGGTTCTGACAAACTCACTAACGTCAGAGTCAGACGGCATTGTATATATGACATTCATTCTCCCCTTCTGAGCCACAAAGTATGCCTTCAAGGTTTCCATCACCGAAACCCCGACCTGAGAACATTTCTTTACCACTTGGATTTGAGATGTGTCCGCCAGTATGTCGTACAGAAAAAGACGATCCCTGAACTCAAGGATTTCTCCCCGCTCGTTTATGAACTCGTTATCTATCACCCAGTGCGGGATTGACAAATCCTTGATATCATTTTCCATTTATTTTCCCCATTCCTTAACGCGGTAAAGCTCCTCTAACTTCCTTTTAGCTTTTAATGATTGGCCTTTCAGCCCGGTGCCCAACTCTACCTTGAATATCCTTTCCTCCTCCCTCATTATTGTTTTATTCAGTGCATCGTCCGGGTCTCCATAGTGCGTCTTGAATCCGTACTCCCCGCCCTGAAGCATATCTATCCTATACTGGTTTCTCTGCCGCCTAACTTTTGTTGACCTTTGATAGTATGGGTCCTGATCCCGATGCGTGGCGTGCCTTATGGCCATCTCCCCGCAGTCCGGGCACTCCCCGCGCAATGTCGCGATGATGTCCCCTTCTAAACGGTATCTTGTCTTTCTGGCCGAAGATGTAAAATCTTCTTGACACGTATTACACCAGAAGTCGTACGATTTTATAAATTCCGGGATATCCTTATCCATATTCTCGTTCGGCCCCGGCTTCCTCATCTCCCTATCTCTTCTTAAATCCTCTTGGATTTCTTCTGCTCGCTGTTTAAGACGTTGTATTTCGTTCATATCTCTTCTTCCTCCGCTTCCTTTTTAGCGGGTTTTTTAAATCTTCCGAAAAATGTCCGGAGGGGAATCTCCCTTTCTATATCCTCAAGTTCCTTTTGGCTTGCTTCCCCGACAAACTCCATCTTCCGCTTCGGTTTGTCTGCCGGGACTATTCTGCCCTCGCCCGTTTCCTTGTTTATCTCCACCTTGAATTTCTTGCCTGCATGCTTGAAATCGCACAACACATAGCCGATAACAAAGGCGATTATTATTAGGATTATTGTTTGTTCAGTCATTTTCTTTTATCTCTCCTTCAAGTACTTTTCGCAGTTCCTCTTGGGACTGCTGAACGACCTTTATGACTTTCTCGTTTTTGGTTAAGAATATGTTTATCGCTGGGGCGCGAACGGAAATCGCATCTTGCCCGATTGACTTCCCCAGTTCTATCCTCGCCACCTCCCACATCTTTTTGAAATCTGAAGCGCTGGGGATTATTGTTCCATCCAGTATTGCCCGGTTGAATTGAATCATTGTATTCTTCACGGCTTTTAAGATGTCTGACTTTTTGGCGGTCGCTTCTTTAATAGCTATCTGTTCTGCTTTTCCCGAAACTTCCTCATCCATTGCCTGAACCCGTTCCACCCACTGATATTTTTTACACCAACTTTTAAGAGTGGAAAGTGAAATAACTCTTTTCGGCACAGCGTTAGCATATGTTTGGGCAACTCTTTCTAAACTTCTTTCTCCTCCCAGATTAAAGTAAACCAAGAATGCATCTCGTTGAGTGGAGTTCTCTTTTCTCGTTTTTTTTTGTTCTTCTGACATAGCCGTAGTTATACTCCTCTTTTATATTCAAATCGCAAGGGAGCCCCAAAGAATCGAGAGAATTATGCTTTATTCTCCAGTTTTACTGCCTTTATGCCCGAAAACTTCTCAAACCTGTTTAAGATGACTTCTGCATATGTTTCCGATAATTCGATGGCATAGCATTTTCGTTTCATTATTTCACTGGCTATTATACAACTTCCACTTCCTCCGAATGGTTCCATCACCAATCCTCCTCGTGGACTTAATGTTTTTATATAAGGAATTAATATTGGAACTGGCTTTACTCCGAATACTACATTCTGTCCCGATTCTGTTTCGCTTGATGCCGTCCATGTCACATGATCTGACATGGTCCACATTTTCCCGCCTTTCTTTTTAGACCATTCTGCTTTACCATGGGTGCCAAACATTAAAATGTCGTATGTGTCTATTAACTTTTGTCCTTTCTCTTGTAGATATTTATCAAACTCTATTTCGTATTTTTCGTTCACTGGTCCGTCCCCAGCCAGTGGTGCTATATCATACTTCCCGAAGAATTGGTTTCGAGGTGCGAATCCTTGATGTCTGTTAGGCAAATGCCAAATTATCATGTTACGGATTTTCCAGTATTTTGATATCGCTTGCCATAGCTCTACCATGTTCTTCCAGTATTCAAATATCATTACATTCGCGCCTTTTGGGTTTTGAAATTCGTTTGCTATTGAAAGCCATGTGTCGTATTTCAGTGTCCGGTTCGGAATCCTGACGTCCACGCTATCTATTTTCTTTTCCGTTAGAAGTCTGAGTCGGAAGTTCCCGCCAATCACCGTCCCGTCGGTGT